CTTCAGCTCCCAGTTTTCTGCCTTAAAATCGCTATTACTTTTGGTTATAATAAAAACTTCGTCTACTAAAATATACCTTTTTTAAGTTTCTAACGAATGTATAAATAGTCTACAAAAGGATAAGAAAAGCGTATCCTTTTGTATCCAAAATGAGTATCATTATATAAAGGAATAAATCCTAATAACATCAAAGTTTTTTGTTGACATTGTTTTTAAAATGTCCAATAATAATAATTATAACAATTAATTAATGGGTTTAGTAAAACAAATACCCTAAAACAATGAGGAGGGCTTATAATGAATATTGTTGAAACGTCAACACATTATAATAAACGAAGCACGGGTGACTGTGATATAACACGTGGACACAAAAGTCAATATACTGAGTTTACTTATTATCAGGAAGCTAAATTAGTATACGATTATTTTTGTAAATTATATGAAGTTAATGACTATATATTATTGTTTTCAAACAATCAAACCTCCCGCTTGTTGGGTCGTTGTAACCACAAGGAACAAGAAATAACGTTATACCCGGAAGGCAAGACTGTCGCCGCGTTGTTACACGAGTACGCTCACGTTGTAGCACATGTCAAAATACAACATATAATCAAACCTCACGGACCTGAATTTAAGGCCATACTCGATTCGATGTTATCAATATGGGAAGAAGTCAAAGATGATTTTATTTACCTAACAATCCACGATATTTTAGCAATCCAAAAGGAGAGGATATCATGCGCTCTTTACAAATAAATAAATTAAGGATTGAAAAGCTCGTCAAGAAATTGACTGGTGTGAACGTGAGTGACATTCAGCGTATTACAAAACGGGGGACACGCCTATGAGGCTGACGACTGGCTCGAGGAACTGACAGCTCAGGACGTTGAGTTGTTGATTACCAATAAAATAATTCGCTGGTATATGAAAGGAGGATGACATGCGGGATTATTGAAGCATTAATACGAAGTATATAATGGATGAGGAGGGAGTTGATTAATGTATATACTACAAGGAGTCAAAACGTATAAGGAAGAAAAACTAAAGTTACCTGCTCTTGTTGCAATAAAGGAAGACGGACTACGTGGTAGATTTAAACTCGATCATTTTAAATCAACAGTAAACAATTCTTTTCAGGGGTTGCAACATTTAGTAAAGCATTTATATGGGATCCCAGAGTTACTTGACGGTGAGCTAACAATTCCGGGAATTGGATTCAATGAAGCTTCTGGTAAAATTCGTAGTTTTGAAGACACACCTGAAGCTGTATATAATATTTTTGATATACCCTCAGTAAAACTCAATAAACTTGAGCGTTACAACGTTTTAGAACATATGTTTGCTGTAGGTATGATTAATCATAGTCATGTGAAATTAATTAAACATTACTGGGTACATACTATCCAGGAACTCATGGATTTTTACTATCATGTAATTTCACAGGGACATGAAGGCATTGTTATATATGATCCGACCAGCATGTATACTAATGGTAAAAGTTATGCATGGATGAGATTAATACCAGAGCCAACAGCTGATTGTGAATGTATAGGATTCTATGAAGGTACTAAAGGCCTTGCTCATGAAGGATCCTTAGGAGGCATTTACGTTGATTTTAATGGCATCAAGTGTAAAGTCGGAACAGGTTTTAAATCAGTATTCGAGGGTAATGAACCAGAGACTGTTCGTCAATACATTTGGGACAACCAGGACAAGTTTTTGGGTGTTATCGCTGAGTGTGCTTACAAAGACAAAACACCAAACAAGAAAATGAGACAACCACGTTTTAAGGCATGGAGGTGGGATAAAGTATGAAACAAAAACACGATATTAGTATAAATGTATTTTTTACGATTATATTACTTTTAGGTCTTGGGATGATTATATATGGTATTTTTCATATACACCCATTACCTTTAGTATTATGGTCAACGTCAAGAGATGAGTGTGTCGAAGTTCGTTACTATGATACAGTATCTGAACAATGGGAGTCATGTGACTGTGAGGACATGCCAGAAAAATATGAAAAAGTATGGGTACAATAAAAAGGAGGTAGTTATGGATCGTTACATGGAATGGTATCAGTTGTCATTGGAATTAAAACAATTAAAAGAAAAGGAGATGAAACTGCGGAAGGAGTTATGTGAGGATATGTTTGATGGTAAAGTCGGTCGGTTCGTTGTAACAAAGGATACCCCTGACTACAAAGTCAAAGCAACATCGAAAGTAACAACACAACTGGACGAGGATGTATTGAAAGATATGTATGATGACTTGAGCGAGATAGAGCGGGCAGCTGTCAAGTTCAAGCCTTCACTTGTTGCTAAACAATATAATAAGCTTTCAGTCGAGAGCATGTTACACGAGGCTGTAATACAAAAGCCCGCAACACCAACCCTTAAGATAGATTTCAAAAAGGTATAATATGGCTATAAAGATAACGAGTACAAAAAACGTAGCCTCTAACGGCGTGAAGCTGTTAACCTACGGAAAGGCAGGTATTGGAAAGACAGTATTATGTTCAACTGCTACGACTCCTGTAATTATATCAGCTGAATCAGGGCTGCTATCGTTACAAGACCTGGACATAAAAGCGATAGAAGTCACTACAGTCGATCAGGTGAGGGAAGCCTTAATGTGGTGTCAGATGTCAAAGGAAGCAAAAGGACATGATACGATTTGTCTCGATTCAATATCAGAAATCGCTGAAGTCATGATAACTGAATACAAGAAAGAGTACAAGGATGCTCGACAGGCGTATGGTAACCTCGCCGATGATATGAGCAGGATAATACGTGACTTCAGGGACCTTAAAAATAAACATGTATATTTCTCAGCAAAGATGCAGCGTGTAACTGATGATGACACAGGAATAACCACGTATAAGCCGGCCATGCCTGGTAAGCAATTACTGAATGGCCTGCCGTATTTCTTTGATGAGATATTCTTCATGAAAATGGGTAGCTACACTGATGATGATGGGAAGTTAATCAAGTACCGTTGTTTACAGACAGGCCCCGATCTAAAGCATGAAGGAAAAGACAGGAGTGGACGTTTATCATTAATTGAAAAACCAGATCTTGCTTATGTCATCGATAAGATCCAAAACAAAAAGGAGGAGGGAGAGACTATAGACGAAGAATAAGTTTGGATTTGAAAGTAAAGTGTAACTTAAACATTAACTTAAACGTATAAGGAGAGTAAACTTATGGCACAATTACCTGGACAGTACAACACACCTGAGAATAACGAGACAGTCGGTTTTGACGCACTTCCCGCTGGTAAGTATGCGGCTCAAGTTGTCAAGTCAGAGTACAAAGAAACGAAGGCCAAAACGGGTCACTACCTTCAGCTCGTAGTAAAGATTATTTCTGGTGACTACAAAGGCCGTCAGATCTTTGAGAACCTTAACCTTGACAATCCAAACCCGCAGGCGGTTGAGATTGCCAACAAAACGTTGAACTCAATCTGCCAAGCTTGCGGTCTTGCGGGTGTCGAGGATTCCGAACAGCTTCATGGTATTCCTATGGAAATTACTTTGAGGAAGGATAAGGAAACTGATGACTACCCAGAAAGCAACAGCATTACAGCTTACCGCCCTCTATCGGTAGATGATGTAACTGAAGATTCTTCTGAAGGTTCTGCTGATACATCGACAGGTGGAAAGAAGCTTCCCTGGGAATAACCTTAAACAGTCCTCCCTTCGGGGGGGACAACAAAGGAGATATAATGGTTGCAATACCAGCGAAGAAAAACTCGACAGTTAATACTATCGAGATGCAGGAGACTGTAAACAAACTACGACCCTATCTAGGTGCTTCCCAAATTGGTCACTCGTGTCCTCGTTACTTATGGTATTCGTTTCGATGGGCTTACAAGTCAACAACTTCAGCACGTATGGGCCGGCTATTTAAGCGTGGTCATCGAGAGGAACCTGAAATTGTAAAGATGTTAGAAACTGCAGGTATACAGTTCTGGGGTGACCAAACAGAAATCGTATTTTGTTATGGCCATGGAAAAGGACACTGTGACGGTATGTGTACTGGTGTTATCGAAGCACCTAAAACTGTCCATCTTTGTGAGTTCAAGACATTGAACGACAAAGGCTTCAAGGAAATGGTGAAGTTTGGTTGTGAATCTGCAACTCCAAAATACTTCAGTCAATGTCAGATATACATGAAGTTCTTGAACCTCACCAGGACGTTGTTTATTGTTGTCAATAAGAATGATGATAACATATACATGGAACGTATTAAGTATGACAAGAACAAAGCTGACAAGCTTGTGAGGAAGGCTGAATCAATTATATTATCAGAAGGTATACCTGACAAGCCTTTCAAGCCTACATGGTACGAATGTCGATTCTGTGACGCTGCAACTATATGCCATGGTGATAGTGAGCCCGAAGTAAATTGCCGTACCTGTCAGTTTATCGACATTGAGAATGAAGGCAAGTGGTCCTGTTCACATTATGGGTTAGAGTTATCAACAGAACAACAACGAATGGGCGATAAGTGTAAGAGTTACCAACAAGCCAAAATATTTATAGGAGGTTAATATGGCGCAGATAAAAAGAGGATATTGTAAACATTGTGGTAGCATGAGAAAAGTAGAAAAATCAGGTGTGAATCATACTTTTCATGGTTTTCTTACTTTACTAACTTGTGGCGGATGGATTCCGATTTATATTATTTGTTCTATCGCTAATCCTACTAAATGGCGTTGTTGGGATTGCGGCAGTTCTGAAATAACAAATATAAGATAGGTAAATCATAGCAATGAAATATGAAGAGCGAGAATATCAGATAGCTTGTGAGAATATACTTCTGAAAGATGTTGAGTTACAAGGAGTAAATCCTGTAGCTGCCGTTCCGACGGGTGCAGGTAAGACTAAAATCCTTGCAAGCTTTATATACAAGTATCTCGAAAAGTATCCTGATAAGAATATATTGGTCTTATCGTTTACAGAGAATATCCTTCAACAAGATCATGTTGCTATATCCTCATTTTTCCAGGGTATTAACATTGGCCTGTTTAGTAAGGGTTTAAAATCAAAAACAATTATGAAAATAACAGTCGCCGGTATTCAATCAGTATATAGGAAGCCCGAGCTATTTGACCACTTTGATATTGTCATTGTTGACGAAGCCCATGCTGTTACTACAAAGGGTAATGGCATGTACAGGCAGTTTTTTGATAAAGTAAAATGTATCAGGGTAGGACTTACAGGTACACCATTCAGGAAAGCACACGGCCTGATCTATGAGGGTGAGGGTGCTATGTTCAACAAGTTATCCTTTGACTTGTGTTCACTCGAGGGATTCAATTACTTAGTCGAAAAAGGTTACTTGACTAACCTAATATCAAAGCCTGCTAATTATCAAATGGATACAACAGGCGTAAAGGTTTCAGCTGGTGACTATAATATAAAGCAGTTGTCAGATAAACTCGACAAGGACAGTATAACAAAAGAGGTGGTAAGTGAGTTAGTTAAATTTGGTAACAACTACAAGTCCTGGCTTGTATTTGCCATTAACATTGAACATGCCGACAACATCAATAACGAATTAAACCGCCTAGGTATCAAGTCAGAGGCGTTACATTCACATATGAATGGTAATAGACATGAATTGACGCAAAGGTTTAAAAACAGGGAGATACAAGCTATTGTATCTGTCGGTATGATAACGACTGGTTTTGATGCACCCAACATTGACCTTATTGCTTTAATGCGGCCAACGAAGTCCCCTGTATTACACGTTCAAATGCTCGGACGGGGCAGTAGAGTATACCCAGGTATAGATCATTGTTTGATACTTGACTTTGCAGGAAACCTAAAAAGGTTAGGTCCAATCAATGCTGTTGAGATACCTAAAAAGAAAGGCAAGAGAAAGGGTCAGCCTATTGTTAAGACATGTCCTGACTGTGGGTGTGTATATCATCCAACTGTAAAGGTGTGTGTTGCTTGTGGTCATGAGTTTGAGTTCAAAACGAAGCTTACTAAAACAATTTCAAATGCTCCAGCTGTTGCAACCAAACCTAAATATATTCCACCAGTATGGAAAACTGTTGACCATGTATTATATGATATACATGAGAAAGCATCAACAGGAGTAGAAATGCTGAAGGTATCATATAAGTGTGGTATCTTCACTGTAACCGATTATGTTTGTTATGATCATATAGGCTATGCTAAACATTTAGCCTACCATTGGGTTAGACGTAGGTGGGATGACTCACCAATGCCAACATCAACACAGCATCTTTTCTTACAAGCTGCTAATCTCAAAACTCCCAAAAAGATACTTGTTGATAACAACTCTAAGTTTACAAAAATCAAGGAATATAAGTTTTAAAAGTTGTTGACAAACGTTTTTAAATGTTGTATGATGTAGTTTTTCCTCACTAATCTTTTGGGCTGAAAAGGCTGGCCGCCCTGACCTTGCCTGCACAAGGCCTAGGCCCAATAAGATTCTTCCTTATTCACTTGCAGGAGTATCGCTAAACTCCCCGTCATAATGTAACAAGGAAATATTTATGGAGGTAATAAGTGGTGATTAAACAAGTCTTCCTAGGAGAAAATCCAAAGAACAAACTAGGAGGTTTGATACACAAGGCTGAACTAAAACCTGTATCTGTTGATGGTTTTGAAGATGTATATAAGAAATTCTTTGAAACTCCCCTTGAAGGCTATAAAGAAAAATATTACATTACAATAGCAAAGAAAGTACAACTCGAGGAAGCCGACAAGAATGCTCCCGAACGATCTTACAGGTCTAAGCCATATCGAAGACACCTAGATGAGACACAACTTTCAGCCCAGTTTGTAATATACGATGGCGATGGATCATTAACAGATCCTGACTCATGTATACCTATTGGTGAAGCAAAAGCCGCACTTGATAAATTGGGTTACAATTATATTCTATATACAACTCATTCTCATAATCCCCCAGATAAGCATCGTTGGCGTGTTATCTTACCTTGTGAGATGAATAATAAGTTACAGTTAATGCCGACGGTAAAGCGATTGTTTACAGAGCTATCTACATTATGCCCTGACTTAAAATGGACGAATGAATCTAAGACATGGTCAGTACCTTGGTTTACAGCATTACGTGATGATCCAGATGATGGCTTGTTTGAATCTTATTTCTATAATAAAGGTATTGACATGATAGCAGAGGCACCTCAGGAGGATGTCGAAGACTTACCATCGGTCACACCTACGGGGTCAAAGACAACAGCAGAACTAATTAGTATATTAAAAACAGGACATGGTGGAAGGTCAGAATTTAATGATGCGTTAGGTAGATACTCAAAGCAACTTGTAGATAATGGTGTACCCGCTGGTACTGTTATTGCTACTATTACTGCATTTGTCGACCAAAGTGGTAATTCTACTAAACGTCAAAAAGAAGCACTTAAAGGGAGTCCGAATGAAATAGAACGATGGGTAAACAACGAAGTAAAGAAATTAGATAAAATTAAGCAATCAGAAATCAAACGTATTGAAACGAAATGGCAAAAGAAAGATACCAATATCCGTATATTTACAGAGGTTCCGGATCAGGGAGGTAACGCTGAAAAGCTTATCCAATTCTTTATGTCTCGAATGAGATTCCCTAATCGACAAATAGCAACAATGTCTATGATTGCATCTGGCTCAACATTAGGGGGTAATGTATACTATAACGAAACCACTAGATCTGGTATATGTATGCATGCTCAAGCCACAGGTAGATCGACAATTGGTAAAGAAAATATTATGAAGAATTTTAAGACTCTTGTTGATACTGAGTTACAACAAGCTTCCTTAAATTACATAGGTAGTGGCTATTATAAATCAGGTCGAAAGCTTGTTGAAGACGCAACTGAATATAGATCATTGCTTGCTATCCTTGGTGAATCTGGACAGTCTGATCAATCAAAAGCTGGGGACCCAGCAGGTTATAAATCCACTTTATTGAAGATTATGGTAGCATCTGGACCAGAAGGGTATGTACCAAAAGGTGGTCAGAATGATAGTGTACCCGCATTATACTCACCAGCTGTTACAATCATAAAGGAATCTGTTGCGGAAATACAAAAAGCTGCAGATCAAATTAATCAAACGTCACTATCAGGTGAAGGTGGACGTTTTTCATATTTTTTAATTGATCCAATAAAACAGAAATTTAATTGGGAGTTTAAAGATGCTAAAATTCCACGTGAACTTGCCCTTATTAAAAATTATATGTTAAAAGAATCTGATAAACCTAATAGGCAAAACGTTTTAGAAAAGAGACCATTGAAAAATTGGATACCAGTCCGAATGAAAGACCTCACCCACCTTAAAAAGAAATTTGATAGTTGGACAGAAATGGAAAATGACTATGCCATGTCACAAAATAATTTCTTGTCTTCTACATATGGTAGATTATATGAGAAAGTTCCTGCATATGCTAGTATACTAGCTTTATGGGAGGATCCTAAAAACCCAATAGTACTACCCGAAATGGTTGATATTGCTGAAGCTTCTTGTATATCACAACTTGATGCATTTAAAGTTCAAGAAGAAAGTGGAATGCTTGATTCAGGGTGGACTCAAATAATCAATAGGGTTAAACACATAATGAGTGGTGATATGACACAGAATAAAACACTTGCTTTAAAATCCTCAAAAAAAATGCTTAAACTTGGTGCCTGTACCTGGTCTTCGTTAAGTCAGTGTCTAACTCCTTATGATAGCTATAAACAAACGAAAGCTAAAGATGGTAATTTTAGATTCCATTTAGATCAACATTTAGCACAAGAAGGAATTATAAGGCTTGATAAAATCGAATCGAAGAAACACTTTGGTACTACTGCTGATGTGTATATAAGACAGTTGTAATTGACAAAGTAATAATAATAAATTCATTTTATAACCAATTTTATTACACAAAATATTCAATAATTTCAATACTTTAAGGTGAAAAAGTGGCAAAAGTAATAAGTAATAATCGACTGCGTGAATGGGAGGGAAAAACCGACTGTGTAAAAAATTTCCACTGTGTAAAAGTTTTCCATTTTGAGAAACTACTTGAGACACTGTCGCAGAGTGTTTATTAATTATTATTTTTATATACATATACACATATAGTATTATAATCATTGACAAACGTGGTAATAATCACAATAATAAAACACATTATTACTTATTACAGGGTAATATACACTATAATATATTGAAATTATTAAGGAAATAGCTCATATTGTAAACTTTTTTACACCTGTTTCAAATTAATGAAAAAAAATTAATTTGAGACACTATTGTAAACTTTTTTAACACCTGTCTCATAAAAGGTGTCTCATAGGGGTTACTATGGCACGTACAAAAAAGAAAAAGAACTTAAATGACATAGTCGACAAGTTGGTAGATAAAGCTTATGACATATTGGAATGGCAAATCATTGAAGCAACAAGTGTAATGATAGGAATTGAGACAGAAGATGATGTACCAGACGGGTTACCAAAAGGCTATATGAACTTTAATCATAAAAAGCTACAAGAAATAGTAGACATGATTAAACCCTTATTTAAAGCTAATCAACAAACTCGAAAAATAGAAGCTAAAACTTCGAATGATATAGTTCAGCTTGTTGTAAAGGGGAAAATTTCACTTGAAGAAGCTGTTAACCTTATGACTTTAGTAAAGTTAAAAAATGAAACTGAAGAAAAAGAAATATCACTTAAAATACGAAAGGAACTAATGGAATCATTAAGTGGAAGTAATAGGAATGAATAAGAAATAACTAAGTTTTATTGACATAAACTTTAAAAAGGAAATGTTTGCGGGAGTTAATTGATAATAAAGATTCAAAAATTAAGTATAAAGACGACCTTATTAAAATAGCAAAAGGGATAAAAGAAAATAATGTCAATAAATGGACGAAGTAAAGGTGGAAGAGGTGAACGAGAATGTTGCTCTTATTTAAAGCAGCTATTTATGCTTGATTTTGATCCAGTCAGAAATCTTGAACAAACAAGAGAAGGTGGTGCGGATATAATCAACATACCAGGATTTACCTTTGAAGTAAAAAGAGTTGAGAAACTTGCGTTACGTAGCTGGTGGTTACAAGTAAAGAAAGCTTGTACACCAGGTACTATACCTGTTGTTATATACAGACAGAATAAACAAGAATGGCAAGGTCTAATTTCAGCCGAGTATATAGGCTTAAAATATGGCTTTATCCAATTACCGAATAAAGAATTGAATGAATGGTTATTAATGCAATGGGACATTATTATAGGGCGGTAAAATCAAATGACATCAACAAATCAACAAGCTGACGTGTAAACGTAATTGAATGCATGTCAATACATCAATTTATAATGATCGTTCAATGTCGTTGATATTTGGGCTCTACATATCTACGTTTCTACGTGTATAATATAATTTTAACATAAGGATAAAAATTGTTGACTTTTAATATACAATGTGTTAAAGGTAAATATCATGTCTAATCTTAATACTTTAGCTAATCTGGACGTTAAGAAAATTGCAGATATACAGTTAAAATTAGCAATCTTATCA